GTTGGCAACCTGGGCGCCGAAATGCACGCTAGCGGCAGTAAAAGAAGCTTCACCTACGCAGCCACAGAACACGGATACATCATCGGACTTGCAACCGTCCGAGCAACACCAACCTATCAACAGGGAACCCGAAGACACTGGAGACGAGCCACACGGCTCGACTACTACTTCCCGGTATTCAGCCACCTAGGAGAACAGGCCGTAGCCACACAAGAAATCTACCAACCAGCCAACAACACACCGGCCAACGCCACCTGGGGATATCAGGAAAGACACGCGGAGTACCGCTACACGCCGAACGAAATCACCGGCGTACTCAGAAGCACCGCGGCACAGCCGCTCGACTGGTGGCACTACTCAGAGGAATTCAGCGGAGAACCCGCACTCAACGATGAATTCATCACCGACAAAACACAGGAAACGCTCGCGAGATCGCTCGCAACAGCACCCAGCGCGCAGTGGAGCGCGCAAATAATCATGGACATCCAGCACGATAGCCAGGTCGCCAGAATGATGCCCGCGTACGCAGTACCGGGGCTGATCGACCACTTCTAAGGGGAAACACATGCCCGCATGGCTAGGACCAGTAATCGCAGGAGGCGCAAGTCTCCTGGGGGGCATCCTGGGCAACAGTGCCCAAAAACAAGCCAACAAACAAAACATCCGCCTCGCGGCGGAAAACCGCGCATGGGAAGAGCGCATGAGCAATACAGCATGGCAAAGAGGAACCGCCGACATGCTAGCGGCGGGTATGAACCCAATGCTGGCATTCAGCCAGGGAGGGGCGAGCACGCCCAACAGCAGCGCAGCAGTGGTACACCCGGCGGACGCCGCCGGTAAGGGACTGGCAAGCGCTGGCCAGTCCGCAATGATGGTGCAGCAGCTCAAAAACATGGAGCTTCAAAACAGAATCCTTCTGGAGAAAGGAGACCAGGAGCGGGTCATCACCCGCGAAATGCAAGAACGAAGCCCCATCGGAGAAACCAGTCTAGGAGCCAGTGAACGTGCGCGAATCCAAGCTCAGGCAAAAGAGGCTATCCAAAAAGCTACGATCAGTGAAATCGAAGCGAGAGTGGCAGCGGCAACCGAAGGGTACAGTGTGGCTTCCGCGAGAGACCGCGCCGCCGTTCAAAACCGCGAAGTAACCATCGCGGAGGCGCGAGAAATCATCATGCGCCTGGACATACCAGAGAAAGAAGCCATCGCAAAATGGTTCGAAACCGTAGGAGCCGCATCCCCCGCGGCAAAAGCAGCAATGTCAATCGGCCAATGGCTAAGGATGATACTCACCAAATGAACTACCAGATCAACCGCCTACGGGCGCAATTCAAGAACACCAAACCATCACTCACAGATCAGTCGGCAGCCAAGGACACCGACATAAACGTGATCGTCAAACAATTCGGCCTCGGAGGCCAAGCCCTAGGCACAACCAAAACGCCTCTCTACGAGGACTTCACACAATACCCGGACGACCTCCGGGGATTCATCGAAACAAGCCGCGCGGTCAGGGAACACATAGGCAACCTGCCGCCGGAACTGAAAAACCTACCCATGGACCAGCTCCTGAACTTGCCGCCCAAGGAACTATTAGAGAAACTGGTCAAGAAACCGGCACCACCGCCGGCACCAGAACCTGAAAAATGAAAATCTACGCAGTAAGGGACCGTCTCCTGGACTACTATGGGGATCCATTCATGGGACCCACGGACAACAGCGTCCTGGCCGCCATGGCATCCAACATCAACAACCCGGAGAGCAAACGTGACTTCGCGCAAGCGCCACACCACTTCGAAATCTGGAGGCTCGGAGAAATCAACGAAAACGGCGACGTCACCAAGGACAAGGAACTCCTATGCGACTGCGCCAGCCTCATTCGACCAGGTATTCGGCTCGCCACCGAAGCCGGAACTGACCAAAACGCTCGCCCTGCTCGCTCGAGCCAAGGAGAAGCACGCAACGGTCTTCAACCAGAAAGAACCAGCAATGCCCCTGCTTCGAGCACGACACCGAAGGGAGGTCTACAGGACGGCTAAGCACGTTCGAGACCTACAAGAGCTGGCAGACAGCCTAACGGCTGACTAAACAGAGACTGCCTAAAACAGACAGTCTCTTCAGGACCATCTTAATCAAGTAAAGAGATGGTCCATCCCTAGTCTCAAAACCTGAGACTGGAGTATAAGGGGGGTGCATTAGCACCCCCCTTGCACATCCGGAGAAAATCATGGCGAGACGCAATATCAGCGCACGACATCACGGGAAGAAATTCGGCAAAGCCCGAAACAAGACCAGGGCGATCAACTCGCCCAGGAGCGTAATGCGAGGCGGCATCCGCCTGTGAAACCCTGGGTCAAAAAACTCCTCTGGAAACAACGCGCCAACAAGCGCTACAAAAACCGGAAACGAGTCAAAGGACCCAGGAAATAATGCCATGCCAAGAGGCAACGCCCGCCTGGAGGCCCGCCAACGGCGGGCCGCTTCACTGGAGCCGGCCAATATCCGGCCACGCTGGAGTGGACTACTACAAAGTCTACATACCCTGCGGGACCTGCATTCTATGCAGGAACGAACAAGCAAGACAGTGGGCGGTACGAATCACCCACGAAGCACAGCAACATAAAGAAAACTCCTTCATCACCCTTACGTATGAAGACGAACAACTCCCACAATGGGGAAGCCTCGACTACTCGCACCTGCGAGAAATGTGGGACCGCCTACGTAGCGCACGACGACGTAAAGCTCTGCCTCGACTGCGCTACTACGCAGTCGGAGAATATGGCGACCAAACCCTCAGACCGCATTACCACGCGTGCATCTTCGGAGAAGGATTCACAGAGGGTCGCAAGATACTTAGAACAACACCCACGACGCTCTGGACCTCGCCAGAGCTAGAAGAAGCCTGGGGACACGGACAGGTGAGCGTAGGAATACTCAACTTCGCAACGGCCAGATACACGGCCAGCTACGTCACCAAGAAGCTAAGAGCAAAACAGCAATACGTCCGAGTGGACGAAGAAACCGGGGAGCTAATCCCCCTCGAGCAGCCTCGGGCATTCATGAGCCGGAACATAGCCAAAAACTGGTGGGGGGAATTCCACCACCAAGTGATAGCACACGACCAAGTCGTGATAAACGGCGAAACCCAAAAGCCGCCAAAAGCCTACGACCGTTGGCTTTTCGAACGAAGCGAAACAGCTTCGGAAATACAGAAAACAGTAAGAATAGAAAATAGCAAGAGCCAAACCAAAGAACAGACGCACGCGCGCGCGCGAAACGCGCACGCGCACGCGGAGAATAAGAGTAAGACGCTCTGACGACGTGTGCCCAAGGGCACTCGTCAGAGCGGAGAGTAACAGTTACCCACAGGTTGCCCCCTAGAAGGGGACAACCCATGGATAACTCAGAAGAGGAAGAGAAGAGCGGAAATTATAACGACACGAAAAATCGTGTCAAGGAATAAGCATATGTACAGAAATAAAACAGCCCGACAACACAACTTCGCAATCGTTCCACGCGCCGACATACCGCGTTCAAAATTCAACATGCGCCAAACGCGCAAACAAGCATTCGATGCGTCGGAGCTGGTACCAATCATGTGTGAGGAAGTGCTGCCCGGGGACACATGGCAGCACAAAGAAAACATCATGGCGCGCCTAGCGACGCCAATAGCACCGGCAGTCGATGACATCGACCTGGAAACATTCTATTTCTTCGTACCGAACCGGATCGTGTGGGAAGACTGGGAAGACTTCATCACCGGAACAAACACCACCGTCACGGTGCCCACCGTGACCCCAGTCACCAGCACACCAAACTACGCAGTCGTACTCGGAGGAGTCTTCGACCACTTCGGCATACTGCCGCAAACCTACAGCGACGACGTGCTAGACATTAACGTACTGCCCATATGGGCGTACTTCACAATCTGGAACGAATGGTTCAGAGACCAGAACCTACAAACCGAATGGACCTGGTCACCCACGTGGACCAGCGCCTACAGCTACACCATCATCCAAGACGGAAGCCCAGACGTACTCTGGGAACAACAGTGTCTGAGAGTCAACAAAAGACACGACTACTTCACAAGCTCACTACCCTGGCCACAAAAAGGAACCGCAGTAAGCCTCGCCATCACGGGCAACGCACCGGTAATACCCACAACAACGGGAGCCAATCCGGGAAGACCGTTCTTCGACATCGACTCGGACGCCACCAACAGGGCACTCCTCAGCACAACCGGAAGCACCGACGTACGAGCGTCGGGAGCCAACTTCGGCGCAACCGAAGCCCTGGACTGGAAAATAACCGGCCTAGAAGCCGATCTCGGAGCGGTAACACTGGCAACCATCAACAGCATCCGCCTAGCATTCCAAACACAGAAGATGCTCGAAAGAGACGCGAGAGGAGGCAGCCGCTATGTCGAAAGTACACTCGCTCATTTCGGGGTTTCAATACCCGACATGCGCGCGCAAAGACCCGAATATCTCGGAGGGTCCAAGATTCCCATCACAGTCAACCCTATTGCGCAAACTGCAGCCTACGACGCCGAACCTGCTGACGCTGCATCGCCCGTTGGCAACCTGGGCGCCGAAATGCACGCTAGCGGCAGTAAAAGAAGCTTCACCTACGCAGCCACAGAACACGGATACATCATCGGACTTGCAACCGTCCGAGCAACACCAACCTATCAAC